TAGATTCGCTGATGGTCGCCCTTTTCACAGTTACGACAATCAACCAAGCCCTTGTTCGTGCCTCGGAACACGAATTACTTTTGGTTCCTTAACGCATTAACCATTTCGTCAGCAGATGCCAGTTCAGTACCAGCATATCCCGCACACGCTAACGCTCTGCCCCAAGCTGAAGTTTGTGCAACCTCAACATAGGATGTTTTATTAATATAAGATGCGCTTTTGTGTTCGTGGGCGATGCCTTCAAAAGTCCTACCATTTCCATACGTTAGCGTAGCCTTGACAATAACCTCATCATCTGAAACATGAAGAAGTTCTGATGTCAATGACCAACTGTCATCATCGCTGTGGAGTTCAGACAGCCTCTCAGCTACTGTTTTGTATTCTTTTCCGTGTATTGTAACTGGCATCTCTATTTAGTATAATCAGTTTTCAGTTTTTTCATATTTTCCACAGAATCTACCAGCACATCAATCGGGATGTAATCCGCCATTGCCTTCTTTACTTGATATGAACTACCAACATTCAGCATCCAATATATGAGTTTCTTCATATCTCTTTTGCTGGTACGCTTGGTGTATCTTCTATACATACTCATTGCGATTTCATATGTATTCGGCGATTTCCCTTCATCGGCAATGCGATTTAGAAAACCTAATCCACCATACTCTTTCAGATTCTCAATAACCTTTTTCGTGCGCTGTGATATTTCTGCGCCTTTAAGATATCTGTATAATTCCTGTGAGGCATTCAAAAGAACAGTGTGTTCATTTGCTTGCACAAACAGTCTATCAAACATCTTTGAACTGTTGCTATTGTGTCTGACTGCCGGGATTGTTGTAATATTTAAATCACGGCAAGCTTGTAGTCTGCGATTTCCATCAATAAGAACAAAGTCGTGCGCTATTGTGACAGGATTAATTAACCCTGTTGCTTTTATGGATTTAACTAAATTCTTATATTTAGTCATCTTCCTATTTGTTCTTACTGGTGGATTGAATGGACTGGATTTGATATCCTTAGTATCAATCATCATCAGTTCCATATTATTTATTCTATTTGTATTCATTGAACCTCCTTTATTCGTTAAATAGGTCATAGTAGCTTGCGCCAAGAATTTGAGCCATTGCAATTTTATTTGCACGACTTGGCACTGTGTGACCTTTGTTCCAATTTGTGATGGTTTGGCTAGATACGCCGAGCTGGCGACTCAACCAAGCCATACTACGTTCTTGCATTTTCAAGTGTACTAGAACTTGTTCCATTTGACTCCCCGTTTTGTATAAGAAGTTATAAATACTTGATGAAATATCATAATATTTATAACTGTTTGTCGTTTTCACAATCGTTTACAAAAACCATTTTAACAGAGTTTTCTGTATTATACATGGTTGAAATATAAACATCAGTGCATTTGTCTATGTCGTTTGCTTCCATGAATGACTTGGGGAGAGTTAATCTCCCCCGGTCATCAAGTTTACATTTAGCTACATACATCATGGATGAACCTCCCATTCTGTTGGCATTTCTACCGTATCCTCTGGAAAATCCTTGTGCCATCTATTTACAATAGCCTCGTCCGTAGAGTCGTCAATGTAAAACGTCCAATCTCCAATTGTGACATACACGCACGTTGTTTCTCCTCTAACATCGATAACCATTTTATCTCTCCTCTTTTTCTAGTTGTTTTATTATATCGAACAGGTCAGTTATTCTATCGTTGACCAGTTTATAATTATCTATATGCTTACGCTGTAGATTTATAAACATCTGTTCGTGGTCATCCAATTTGTCCATCATTTTCAACATATCTCTTTTTACGCTTTCTATTCCTATGCTCATTTTGTCTCCTCTCTAGCGTTTTCCCATAACGCTGTTTTTAGTTCCTCAACTAATTTTATTATTTCCTCCGATTCTTTAATGGTATGGGTTACAACATAGTCTTCAATATAACTAAGTCGTTTTAACCCCTCTAGGAATGAAACAATCCTTTCCATTAAATCCATCGTATTGTGCAGTCGCTCAATCATTTATTTATACTCGATTAATAAATAGATAAAGATGAATATAACTGCCACCAGAATTGATTCTAATATTTCTGCTGTATTCATCGTTTATTTATATATTATTGAATCGAAAAAGCGATGTGTGAATGTATCTGCTCTCCATGTCTTATCTTGGTCTACCTTAACGGTAAACAATGGATAATGGTCTCCGCCTTCCTTTTCATTATCGTCGAATTCATTTATTACTTTCAACACAACTACTGACTCGACTTTGTATCCCCTGCCAATGAATGTATGATGCTTTTCTTTTACACCAATCACATCACCAGCCTTAACTTTTGTTTTTACTACTTTTCTCATTTTATTTCTCCTGTTATTGCTTTTGTGAAAACAGATAGAGTTTCTAAGTCCATGCTATTCATATAGCGAGCCGGGTTCTCGCTAAACGTCTTCCAGTTTTCTTTGGCATATGAATCAGCATCTCTATGAAAATCAGCGTGCATACTAAACCTATGCTTAAAGAATTTCTCAATGAAATCATCATAATCCCAATTCACCCAAGCATATGTAAGATTGCTCAATACTTCTTCTTCTCTAGTCATCGCAATTTTCCTTTACCTTTTAATAAGACAGCATTTCCAACTATTAATTTGCCAGCGAGAATTGATGCATCTCTATTCGGAAATTTCTGTCTCATAAGTCCATCTTCGTCCACAATTAATTGGTCTCCATTTTTGAGATAGACCACCTCAATATAACCGCCTACTAATTCTTGCAGTTCTTCTAGAGTTGGACGTTTGTCTTTTATTGTGTGAACCTTCATTATTTTACCTTCCTAGCTACTGAAGCGATATCGCTAATGTAGGTATCTCCGTATTCCCAAGAGCCATAAGTGAATGGACTCTTGACAGCACAGAACCACCTAGCATAAGGATTCTTTTTTTCGTTGTCAGGGTTTTGGTATTTCTTCAGCACTCGCCACTCCCAATCCCCAGCTTTCCATATCTCATATGGATTATCTACTTCTCTTGTTTTTCCACAAGTGTTTTTCATATCTACTTTTCTCCTCTTTTGTTTTTATTTAATACCCAATTATAGAACTTCTTATCGTTATTTATTCGAGTGTCGCATATCATGTGAGCACTGCCATAAGATTTCATATATCTTTCGCTATCCTTGTCCCTGTTTTCTATATGCACACCTATCGAGTTAATGTCAATTGGATGGTCTGCTATTTCTATATTGCAATAGATACATATGCCGTGTATTGTTCTTGTTTTTCTATCCATTACGATTTCTCCTCTAGTTCGATTTTATCTCCGTATGACTTTTCCTTTAAGTCATATTTATATGCCAGCGTATTCCAAAACACAGCAAAAGCTGTGAATGCATGGAACTGACAATCTTTAGGTAGCGATTTAATAACTGAATCAAAATATTCGCTTGCCTCTTCTATGGTGTCTCTTTTTGCAAATAGGTTACATGGTTCTAATCTCATAGTGCTCCTCTTGTATTTTTTAACGTGTGATTTTACGCTGTTCTTTTTTTTACTCATTATTTATTGTCTAGATATTTATCAGCCAGTTTATTATAATTTTCAATAATGGCTAGATACTTTTTTCTGCTCAACCCGGTTGCCTCCCTAGCGTCCGGGGAAAACATACTCCATTTACCATATCTATAAACTCCCTCATAAGCAAGGAATTCGTTTTTTGTTATTTTCATTTTTAACTCCTCTTTTATTGTTATCTAATTAAAATATCTTCACCATAATTTACTGTGATGATATTTGCTCCTTTTCCTTCATCTGTGAAATCTAACATAGCGTGCTCCATCGCTACGTCTTCAGCCTCCGGCTGGGTATCTGCTTCTATTGTGTAAGTGATGTAATAAGTTACTTCGTATGTTTTCATTTTTACTTTTCTCCTTTTTTATTTTCTACTTTTTTATTCCCTACTATTTTATTATAAGCCTTGTAAATATAAGAACTGATTTTATAATTATGGTTGCTCCCCACTTTGGACTCTGGCGGTTTGGTGTGCCTCTGGCAATTATTCATTTTAAGATATTTAATGATTATTTAATGAGTAATGAAATTAACAGATTTCTTAGTTGTCCAACATAGACCACAGCTTGCGCAAGAATCAACTTTGCTGGTTTGCTCCGGGCAAGTGAATCCAGTATAACCGTCATTAATTGGATTCGCTGAATATTCAAAATCTCCGCCTCCGCTTAGTCTTATTTGGAAACGCCCGGCAAATTTTACTCTTAGGCGGGCAAGCTCTTTCCCAATTTCCCGGTTTTCTTTTATTTCGTCGGTTGGTGAATATGCTGTGAATCCAAATATTTTTAGCTTTGGATATTTGTTTAACATATTTTCCCATACTTTGACATATTCCAAACTCCCAAAATCCCCTAAAACGTGCAAACGTAATGCAATACCGTTTTTGTGTTTTACCATTAATTTATTCAAATCAATCTCAATTCTATTAAATAGAGATTCATTCAAAACAAACCTAACTGCAAAGGGCATTTTATTACCGTAACAGTCCGCCCAATGTGGACACGTTACCGGGCAGGTTTTCCGCTCTTCTAAGGTTAAGCTATAAATTGGTAAGCTTTTCCAAATTCCTTTGGATATTTTCCCGCCTAGCTTTTTATTAGTATTACCAGCCTTAAAAATATTAAGGCTTGATTTATAATTCCCGGTATCAGTGACTTTATATTGGAAAACTGATTCTCCGGCTGTGATTGCTGTTTGTGTTTTGGACATACTTTTAAGCCTCCTAAACTTTTTTAAGTACGTTAATATTTAGCGTAAAACTAGCGTAAAATTGCTAGAATAATATGAATCGCTAAATAGATTGAAAATAGGATAAAATTGACCGTAAATAGTTTATCCATTATTTAGAACCGTTTTAGGACTGTTTTTAAATACCAATCATATTGATATTTTACTTCCGCTAGCGTCTCCTCTTTTCCGTATTTTTCAGCGATATTTATCAGTATCCTTTGACTATCTGTAAAAGGTCTATCTGTAGAATTCATTGGTGAAATCAAATATCTTAGATATCTTTTTACATCATTTTCTAATCTATCTTTTTTAGTCATTTTGTTAGGCATTTTTTCTCCTCTTTTGTTAGGTCTTTTAATATGATTTTATGACCGTTTAAGGTGTAGATTTTACCCCGGAAATTGACCGGGGTAATATCTTGTCCTAATTTCTCATAAATCATCTTGTTTTTGAGGTATGATTTTCCGCTAATCATATTTTGCACCATATGACCATTTCCCCGGAATTATCAACAATTTCCAAGTCTCTTCTATTTGCGATATATTCCAGCGCCTCCCCGTCTAAATTTGATGCGGTAAGCTTCCAAGAATAGCCTCCGCAAGCGCTTTTTCTACTTGCCCTTGTGCTACTAGCTTTTAATCTGTGAATTAAGCTAATTGTTTCTTTTTTACTCATGATTATTTGCTCCTCTTGTTTGTTATTTTGTTAAGTATTACTGGCAATAAAAGACTAATGGTTGGAATTAATACGAATGTGATGTGATGTTCGTATTCTATTAAATATTCAATCATAACCATTTTTGCCTTTCAAAATAGACATCATAAAGTCTATTGATTAAGTTCTCAACGTAATCTACACTAGTTATGTAATTTGAATTTGCGTCAATAGTATCTTGGTCTATTGATTCAAGTTCTTTTATGACTTGGTTTAAATTAAATGCAATCTCTTTTCCACTTACTATTCGCTCATGTCGAATTGCATCATCAATAATTGATGATAGATTTTCTTTTGTTTTACTCATTATTCAGCCTCCTCTAATTGCTCTATTTTAAATTCGGCTTGCTCAATTTCTTCTTTAATTTGGGTTAGTTTCTCCCGGAACATTTCCTCGGCATTGAAACAAGCTTGTTCCAGTTCGTTTTGTTTGTCTCTTATTTCATCAAAATATACATCCTGCTCTTCTTCTGTGATGCCATATTTATCAGCCATAAGAGATAGTTTCACAATTATATCACTCGTTTGAGTAATACATTGAATTGAGTTTGTTATTTGGTAAGCTTCCTTAATTGTGCTTTCCAAGTCAATCTGTTTATCCTGTAGTGCATCTAATAGTTGATTTGCTACAGCATTTTTCATTTCCTTGTTCATTTTTGCTCCTCTTGTTAATTGCTTCATGATTAATTCACCAGTAATATATTTCTATTAGACGTTATATCCAAATGATTTCTATACTATATCTAAATGGTTAAGTATTTAAGGTAAGATTTGATTGGTGTTTTAGCTGTGTAGTAATCCAGCGCACCCTGCTCCCCGGCTTTCAATCTATGTTCACAGCCTCCCCCCTTAGGGGTGATATTTTTTTATTTTGTAGAGGCTACCAGCACTCCGCTCAAGTCAGGGAAAAGAATAACCCTAAAACAAGAAACAGAAAAAAAAGAATAAAGTATGACCAATAATTATTTCTTTTATAGATTATATACATTAAAAATACAATTATATATTATATAAATAAGGTAAGGAAATTCAACCAGTTTTTGAAATAGTTATGTCCTATTATTGTTAGACTTATGGGAAAAGTAATGCCAAGCAACGATACCGTTTTACAATTGGGTGACCAATCCAAAAGCTTATCCCCCAAGCAGAGGATTGCGGCAGAGTTTATAGCCTTGAATCCATCCGTAACAAAGAAGGAAATAGCCGCCCATGTTGGTGTAGCTGATACTACTATTTACGATTGGCAGAAGGAACCATATTTCGTTGATGCGGTCTATGAAACCTATATGGTGACCTTTGGTTTTCAATTACCTTCCGTATTGGAAGCAATGATTAGGGAAGCGTTAGCTGGAAATGTTCAAGCGGGTAGATTGGTATTAGAACACAGTGGAAAGCTGGTTAAAAATGTTCATGTTCAGGTAGATTCGCCTTTTGAGAAGTTCCTTAAAGCAGAAACTGATATGGAATATGAAGATGCTGAAATTATCGAGGCTCAATATGATTTAGATAAGCTTCCTGAACGAAATCCAGAAAATGATAAGCCGGAAAAAAGAAAAGTAAAAGAAAAGAAGAAAATAAAACGGGCTGTATCTAAACAAAGGAAAAAAATACTTCAGGCAAAAGCAAGAAGAGAAAGATATGCGCTCCGTGTTAGAGCTAAAAAGGTTGGATTAAAACCGCTTCCTGTTGGAAGACTTTCAAAAGGGAAAAGAGAAGTTTGGCTTAAAAAACTTGAAGAATTAGAAGCTACTTCTTCTTCCGTTTCTTCTTCTTAGGTCTGCCCCTCTTTTTACCGTAAGTACCTTTACCGTATGGCATTATTTACCCCTTATTTTTATTACATCATCAATGTCAGTTGTTTCAGGAACTATTTGACAATAACAGCTTACCCGACACACACTCCAGCCAGTTCCCGGCATCCCTCTTGCTACCCAGTTGTCCCAAGTATCCACTTCACCAGCTCTTCCTAGACAATCTTCGCAATTTTCTACTCCCTGCGCAACTACCCATTTATAATTTACGTCTCCCCCCACGTTGAGTTCTCGGCGTGAAGCTTGCATAACTCCTCCAACAACTCCTCGTTTAAGGGCGCCTTTAAATTCTCCAAAAATACGTCCGCCGGAGCTAAGGTCTTCGCTAAGAAACCTAGCAATTGATTGTTCTGATAAGCCAGCTCCCCTAAGAACTTCAGCCTGTTGTCTAAGTCTTGAAGAGAGGACTTGGATATCATATCCGAGCATTCTTGATATCCATCGAGCAATTTCTCTATCTCTTTTATCAAGTCTGTTAAATTTATCTTTTTCATTAGCCATAAATTACCAAACTTACCCAAACCTCTCAATGGGATATTGAGATAGTATCTTTTGAACCTTCTTTTCCAGACTATTATATGAGTTTTTATACTCTGGTCTTTCAAAAAAATCATCTGGTGTCCCCCAAAATTCTCTTGGCTCTACATAAGTGCCTTTTACCTTGAAAAATTCTCCGCCAGCCCGGAAATCAGTCCCTACATAATAACCTTCATTTTGGTATTCACCATATTCTGCGCCAAGATTAACTGAAGCTTCACCATCTGCGCTATAAGCATCGTCTACACTGATACTTCCTAAAAGATTTCCACTATCTATTAACGGTTGACTGCCCCCTCCGCCCCTTAATTCCCTGACTTTTATCGTGACATCACTTAAAGGAGCAAAACTTCCACCGTTTATCTCTTCACCAGATTCAATTGACCTTTCAACATAGCTTTTTGCAATTTCAGCGCATTCTGTTAAATGGTCGGCAATAGCTCTACTGTATTTATCCGCTAAATCTTCTGGTAAACTTGGTACTTCAAAGGATATCATTTTAAATCCTATTTATATATGTGTTTATTTGTTCATTTGAGTCGAAAACAGAACCAAATGAACATATGAACAGTCTAAACATTAGCGGTTAACTCGGTCACAAATTTTTCGCCGAGCTCTCTTGCCTCAACAAACCTCTCAAGATTCTGTCCAACCGCTTTTAAAGCTTGTTCCTCCGCCCAAGCTTCCGGGTCTTTCATAATTTCCTCTATATTACCCTTTAGGGTAATATTAACATCGTTTAATCTATCAAGCTCCTTGGCGAAGCTGATTAAAGAGTCCCTGTTGGTTTCTCTGCTCATTTTCCTCTCTATTATCGTCAATTATTTTCTGCGCTTCTTTTATGGAGAGGTCTTTATTGTCTCTTACCATAAGTTTTGCTTCAGTAGTGAGATTATGGGACAAATCGAACTCATCTCTCATAATCTGGTCTTGAACTGTCATCGGATACTCGACTTCACCGAAATCAACAGCGAATTTATCGGGCAGTTTGATGGAGTTATACTCTGCAATCGATTTCTCTACTTGATATAGATTATTTTCATAGACTCTCCACAATTCGATATCATCAACGAAATCTTCATGTCGTTCCAAGTCTTTAATCATCAAGCTAATTCCAGATGGAACTTCTCCACCAGTTTCTGCCCATGTCACCCATAAGTGGTGATTTTGTGCTATCATCTCTATCTGAAATTTGACATTGTTGATAACATTATCAATATTACCGCCGGGTGATGTTATATTGAACGAACCTCCGTCACCAAGCATAAGTATCTCGTCACTACCTGTTCGAGACACTGGCTTGTCAGATTCTAGGTTTGTCCACGGCTGACCGAACATCTGGAAACGTAAACCGAGTTGCATTTCAGTCATTGTTATGTTGACGTGCTCATTAGCGTTGACGATGTCTGAGCTACCTTCAACGTAGAAAGAATCTATCTGATTTTCACGATGCAGGAATACAAACGGCAAAATACCGTAATTATGAGGCTCACTGTGTAAAACAGCTCCTTCAGCATCGTAAACTTTAAAATTATTCTTGTCAAAGAACGCATATTGAACTTTTCTTGTATCTTCAGGGTCATTTACTGGTAGATTCATCGGATACACAATAGCAGTTGGCTCAAAAGGGTCATTTTCAAAATAAGGGTCAAAATAATAAACAGGTCTATATTCAAACCTCTCTGCTTCTTGATTATACATAACCCTTACTGCAACGCTCCCTATTAAGCGAGTCATCCTCTCAAGATGTTTCATCATCACATCTTTACCCTTAGTAAGCTCTTGATAACCGCCGCTTACGTTACGATTTGCGCCAATAGTATAAATTCGGCTTATTTTATTGATAAACTTTTTAGTAAAGTTTGCCTCGTAAGGCGGAATCTCTTTAAAAGAATCTGCTCCAAAATAATCGTCTATATACTGAGTCGTGGAAGTTCCCGTATAATAATTAATATATTTTCTTACCTGTTCCCGTCTTGCTCTTGATTGAAGCATTTTAAACTCTTTAAGTGAACTAGCTACAATCTCCGCTGGGGTTAGTGGTATAATTTCCATAGTTTTACCTTTTTACTGTTATAATTTCTCTGTTTTTAATAGGGAAGCGATTTGTAATGAAATACCTAAAAGCATCGCATCCGTGGTCGTGATAACCGTCTTTCATTGGGTCTGACTGCAATTGTTTGCCTTCAATCGCCTCTGGATAGCGGTAATTTTCAAAATCTTCCATGATTCCTGTACATTTTTGGTCAACGTGGACTCTTCTTATCTTATCCGCACTCTCGAAGAATCCTCTAACATGACTTACACCTGAAGCGATGTTTCTACTCAATTTATCTTTCCTGAAACGTATAGACATTCCATTTTTCCTAAATATTTCCGTATCGCCCAATCCAGACTGACCTTGAACGTGTGAACCCGCTGGGTCGCCGAAATATACGAGTACCGAGTAAGGTTTTGCTTTAACTTTTTTTGCTAAAGCGTCTGTAGCGATATTTCTCTTGTGAACTATCTCATCTATTACGTTTATATGAGTAATTCCCCCTACAGAGTAAGTTTGCGTCCAAATACAAGCGGGCATACGATAGCCAAAATCAATTGTACAATATGTAGGTAGATTTGGATTATAGGGGAACTCACCGCAGTCAATCTCTCTTTTAAACGGATATACCCTACCCTCAAACGTAGAAAATTCTCCACCATACTCTTGGTCAAAAATCTCTTTAGCAAGATTTCTCTTTCTCTCAAGAATAAAGGGGTCACTCTGCCCGAGGGGAAAAGCATGAGTATTCGTCCATGAGGGTGATTGAAGAGAGTACCATTTTGGGTCTGTTTTACCAAGGAGGTATAAGTCATAGACCCAATTGTACCCTTGCGGGGTGGTTATGAATATTGCTTTTCCCTTTCTATCGGACAGAGTGGGGGATAAATACATATCCCAAACTTTTCGAGGCATCTTTGCGGCTTCGTCAATAATCAATAGGTCTAAACCTTCTCCCACAAGTGAAGAAGGATTATCCGCCGACATACCTTCTACCACAGAGCCCCACTTAAATTTAATATACTGTTCTTTTTCACTAGCACTAGCGACATCATTTTCATGTCCAACTACCATATCTTTCCATATTTCTCGGAACATCAACCGAGATTTCTTATACGAAAGCCCAACCAGCCAAACTTTCTTATCTGGTTGCGCCGCAATAAACTCTGCTTCACGAAAAGCGGCAGTTGTCTTACCGTATCTCCTGCCGCAGATGTTCACAAAAAAAGAGGCTGAGTCTTTATCGGGGAAGTGAAGTTTCTTCTGTCCATCGTGCGGATTATACCCGATGTACTTGAACCATTTCCTCTTAAAATCGTGTGTTTGCGAAACTTCCAATAATTCTTTTCAATTTGTTATTGCAGGAATCTTGAATCGTAATTTAAGTTTTAGTCAAATATTTTGGCAATCCGAAATAATAATAAAACTCATACGGAGGTAAAATGGATAATCAACAACAGGAAGTTGTAAAACCTGAAGTCAGTGAAGACGTAAAAACAACGAGCACAGAAGCCACAGAAAATGTACCTAATAGTTCTGTTCCCTATAGCAGATTTAGCGAGGTCAATGATAAATATAGGGAACTTGAGGAAAAGTTCGACGGTCTTGTTAAAGAGCAGGAAGCCGTAAGGCAAAAGAAACTCCAAGAAGAAGGCAAATTTCAGGAGTTGCTCATAGAAAAGGACAAGTCTATTGATAAACTTTCTCAGGATAATAAGGAAAAGAGTGAATACCAAGAGTTGCGTAGAGATATGCTTCTTTCTGAGTTGTCTGATGAAGACAAACAGGCATTTGGCGGACTTCCTCTTATCCAACTTGAATTGTTGGTCTCAAAATTCTCAAAGGAGAACATTAAAAATGTTCCTGACGTTCCCGGCGCAATAGCTGATGGAGAGATACCTAAAGATTGGGTAGCTATGCCGTCAGACCAAAGGCGCAAGAACTGGGATAGAATTTTGCAGACCTATATGAGAAAATAAATTTAGGAGTTAAAAATGGCAACACATTATGACGGTAGCGCATCAACTGTCTCTACCGAACAATATTTCATCCCCGAAATTTGGGCTGATGGAATTTATAAATTTTTCGAGAGAAAAAGTGTTTTCCGTGGTTTGGTTGACGACTATTCATCTCTTGTAAGAGGAAAAGGTTATGGGGATAATATTAATATTCCTGAAATCGCATTAGCCTCTGCAACGGCTAAGTCTGCTGGAGCAGATGTAGCTTATGATGCAACCGCAAGCACGACTACACAACTTTCCTTGAATAAACATTACTATATCGGAAAATTATTTGAAGATATAGCATTAATTCAAAGCGAAGCAGATTTAGTATCTAAATACACCCGCATGATGGGTGAAGCATTAGCTCGTCAGTTTGATGCTGATATTTGGGCTGAAGTTGACGGTCTTAACGACAGTCAAGCATTATCTGCTGATGACACACTAACAGCCGCAGTTTTTGAAGGTGCTTTGGCAACTTTAGGCGAGGCTGATGTCCCTTACATGGACGGTCAGTGTGCAATGGTTGTGAATCCAACTCTTTTTGCTGATATCTTAAATCCTTCTGCTGGTATCGCACAGTATTTTATTCGTAACGATGCTGTCGGTGAAGGCAACCGTGGATTAAGAAGCGGTATGGTGGGCTCACTTTATGGGATTGACGTATACATGAGCAATGTAATTACAACTGGCGGAAACGCCTCAGTAATTCCCGGCGCAATCTTTCATAAGAGTGCCGCCGCTGTAGCAGTACAGCAAGAAGTCAGAGTTCAGAGCGAATATTCAATAGATGCATTGGGAACCAAAGTGGTTGCCGATTTGGTCTATGGAGCAAAGCTTATAGATGATTCTGACAACAAGCGTGGAATTAAATTCACTAACGTAGCTTAATAGCGCAAGTTAACGATTGATGGGGCGGGCAACCGCCCCTTCACTCAAGGAGTAGATATGGAACATTGGAAACATCCATCGCAAGGAAAGGTTCAATCTTTTGATAGTGATTTAGATAAACACCCTGAGAAAAGGGAAGAGCTTGAACGCCAAGGATGGTTCAAAGTTGTGGGAAGAGACGATTGGTCTGCCCATAAAGCTAAAAGAAGTTATAAAAAGAAAAAGAAGAAGTAGCCTGCCGAGATACGGTCTCGTTCACGGTAGTCATAAACCTTAGAGAGGAAGAAAATTATGGCAAGCAATTTGCACAAGTATTCCGTTCAGGAATCCTTGAATTTAATGATGAACACGGGGGAAGATGCCCTCAAGGTTGATATTGACAATGCAACTATCACCGCTGGTGAATTGGATGTGGGCATTGCCCATTCAGATGATTCAGTATTAATCTACGGTTATGATGGTTCGTCAAACCAAAAAATTAAAACAGATTCAAGTGGTAATGTTCA